ATTTGCATTTGCTTCAGCATCAGCTCCACTTAATAAACTATATGCTGTTAATCCTATTTGTGTCATTGAATATGGGTCCATTACTCTACCTCATCTTCCATAGTATATATTTGACTTGCATTTGCATCTATATTAAATAATTGTAAATTTTCATCTACAATACCAGCTTTCTTTAATAATTTTTGTTCTTCGCTATATTCTTCTATAAATGGATTAATATTATCTCTATTTTTATAACGTTTCCACATAGAATTATCACCGTAAAAATCTCCTAAATCAAATCCTTTTTCTTTACCAGTATATGTTGGAGTACCTTGTGGTAATTTTCGTTTTTCTGTTTCGCTTAAACTACCCATTAGCATTGTATCTATTTCAGCCCAAGGTGCATATAATGAATCTGTATTAGCCATCATTTGAAATGTTCCATCACCAGCAAACAACCATCTTGTATTAATTTGATATGGACCTAAATCAAACCCTAACCCAGCTTCATTCTCTCTAATAATCATTTCTCTATCATCTGATTCTGCTGTACGAATATAAGGAGCAACATCTTCCCAAGCCATATTATCGCTAATTTTATTATAATAAGGTTTCATAAATTGTTGTATTTCTTTAATACGTCCTTGTTGTTCTTTAGTTCTTTGACCTTTTTTAATACTTACTAAGTCTTTATACTCTGCATAGTTTTCAGTAAATTCACTCTTTTCTGTATCAGTAAGTCCTACCATAGCTGTTAAATCTGCATCATAGTTTGCACTATCTGGACTAAATTTATCTTGTATTAATTTGTCTACAACTTCAGACTTAGAAGACCATTTATCTAAACCATAACTCTTTGATGACCTATCTGCTTGATAAATAATTTGTCCCACTTTGTATGCATCTTCTTCACGTAATACTTTAGCCGCTTTTACTCCATAATATCCTGTACCTAATATAGGTTGTGTTTCTCCTGATTTATATGTCCATCCACTACCTTTAGGCAATACAGGTACTTCGTCTACTTCTCCATTAATAAATTGTTTCATTTTATTTGTTTGATAAGTTTGAGCTAATGCTCTCATATCAGCTGCATCGTATCTTGTTTTACCTATTTGCCAAGATTCCATACCTACTTCATTTAATTTATTTTTACCTTCAAAAACATCCATAAGTGTTACTTTATCGTATACAACTTTTGCATTAGCTTTTTCTTCAGCAATTGCAACACCTTTTTCTACTTCACGCATACGTTCTTTTTCTTGGCGTCTTGCGTCCATAAAATTAACTACTTCGCTTAAAGCTTCAATATTACGTTGCTTTTGATTTTCTTGAGCAAAAATGTTTTCTACAGCCATTTTACCCATTTGTTCTTGCATCACAGCTTCATACATAGACGCTTTTTGCATACCTGAATAGTATGCTTTTCTTCTAACTGCTGATTTGATAGGAGCTTTAGCCATAAATAATCCTAAAGTTTTTTATACTTAATATAATACTTTTATTGTCTATAATCAACATTTTATCTTGCTCTTGCCTGTACAAATCTTTTTTGTTTTTTTGTATCATCTTGTGGTCTACCAGAAGATAGATTTATCCATCGTCCATTATGTTTAATAAGTTGTTCTACTTTATTGTAGTTTTCTTTATTAACAATATACACAATATCACCATCTTGTCCGTCTATATCATTTGGTATTTGTTCTACAAAGCGTGATTGTTTTTGATAATAATGGTGGTTTCTTCTACGCTCCATTTTATCTTCGCCACCTTGATAGCTAGATAATCTATTATTGCTTTCTGTTTGTCTTGCCATTATTTTACACTCTTTTGTCTATATACTATAGTAATATCATTGACTTCAAAATTTTGTCTTACCGCACCCGCAGATGCTTCTGTAAGTTGAATACTGATACTTTTTACATTATTGTTATCTATTGGGCTTGTATATAGCTCTATGACGCTCCAATCGCTACTACTAGGTATATTTGTAATAGCATTTCCATCAGCATCTCTAAATACACCACTATAACTATTAGAACTATCTACTGCATATTGAGGCAACACATTAGTTGTTTCATAGTCCATATCATTAATAACGCCGCCTTTGTAAGTAATTTCTACTTTATAAATCTTTTTTCTTGATTGATTGCCAAAATTAAAAAACTTTGTTTTCATATCCATTGTAGCAATACTAGAAGTAGGTGTTACTGAATATTTTTGTAATGTAGTTTTAGCAACATCACTTTCGTAGCCATATATTAAATCATTATTCCAATCATTTATCAAATTGGTTTTATCTTGAGCATTGATTTGACTATCTCCTTTTACCCAAGAAGCGCTTACTAAATCATAAATTAATATATCTCCACTATCTGTATCAGAACTATCTACGCCACGAACAAAAATAACTTGTTTTGAATCTGGTAAATATCCTACACTTGTTTTTCCTTTAGAATAAAAACTATCCCAAGTTTCTTCAGATACATTACGTACACCTTCAGTAATAAATAGTTCGTTAACTGAACGACCATTGTACATATATACTCCGTGTTCATTACACCATACTATACCATAATCTGTTTCACATACTGCATTATGATGGTCTACGCCTTTAAACTTATGTTTACTTTCTAGTATTTCTATTGATTTTGTGCAATTAATTATGTACATAGTATTTTGTTTATATTGTAATAATCTATCTGCAAAAGAAGCTAGTCTTACTATATCTTCTCCATCTCCTACTGCTACATCTATTAATCTATCTGTAGTAAAAGTATCAAACTTACCAGCTCTAGACTTTAAGACAGTATCAGACATTGTACGAAACTTTCCATCTTTATCTTTAATTTCTACATTACCAATATATATTCTTCTACCTACCATAGCAGAAGTTTTCCATTTAACTTCTTGTATAATATAGCGCTCATTCAATCTTCTATTTTGTAACGGCGGATATCTGAACAATTGTCCTAAATGATATTTACCTGGGTTCATTGCTGCGTAATTAGCCATTATATTTCTACCTCTTGTTCATAATCAGGTGGTATTTCTTTACCACTATCAGCTATTGTCATTGTTTTAATTCCACTATCAGCAATAACTGCAAAGTTTTCATCTAACACTTCTACTCTAAATTCTCTATCCGTACCAGGACCAGGCAATACCATAGGTACAAAATAAGTATCCCAGTCTGTACCTGGAGTTCCATCTTGTCCTGTTTTTAATGCAATTTCATCTATGTTAGCACTACTATCTAATGCGCTATTTACATATAAAGGTGATATTGCTCCACCCCATACTCTTAAAAAACCATATCTATTATTAAATCCATTGATATTATTATTATTTAAATTTACTTCTAAATACACATTACTATACGATAATCCGCTTGTAGTTGCACCAGTACCAGTATCTTTCCAATCAATAGCAGTAGTGTTTGTTCCATTACTATTATCCCAAAAAGCAATATGTGTATTTGGAGTAGAACTGTTTAATAAAATATCTACTCCTTCAGTAACACTATCTTTTACACCATCATTTACTACTTCTCCATCCCAATAACCATAAGAAGTTTCTGCTGTAGCATTGTATGCCTTCCAATGATGTTTTCCACCTTCTTTTAAATCAGTATGCATTAAAAATATCCAATCTTCATCTTCACCTTGTTGTTTAAAATACCAATTTAATCCTATAATTCTATCATCACCTAATCTATGACTAGCATCTGTTGTAATAGTACTACTAGTACCCATAGGAATAAATACTTGAAACATTACTTGTTCTTCATAAAAGTTTGCTGTGGTTTCTATTTCATTTAAAGCATCATCATAAATAACACTTAAAGCTGATTCTTGGTCGCCTTCATAAATAAAGGTACATCCAAAACTATAATTACCACTCCATTCTCCACCTTCAGTTGTCCAATATCCTAATATTAATTTTTTTTGTGTACCATTACCTATAGTAGTTGCATCAGGATTTGCACTAGATAAGTCTACTAAATTAAAATAATCATCACCTATTAAATTGGTTACAGGTAATAATCTTTGGTCTCCACTAGACCATTTGTTAATATCGTGTAAGTTTGTAGTTCCGTGTTGATTTGTCCAAAATAAATCATTGTCTATATATCCAAACCATTTACTTCTTTCATTGTGTCCAGCATCTCCTATACGCAACATACCATCAGCATAATAATAATTTGCTTTAATGTTTCCTAAAAATGTTATTTCTTCTGAACTAAATCCAGGACTTGCATCATTATTTACTTTATCACGATAATATAAACGTACTTTTGTATTTGCTTTATCATATATTGCTAACCAATCTTCAGAAGTTTTTGTTTCTGCATTATTTACGTCAGTAGAAAAATAATGTAATCCATAACCTGGTTCTATATCAGCCGTAAACTCATTATAATTGACTGCTGTGTTCGTATTATTACCAATACCAACTAATCTACCAATTCTATGTACAGACACTCCTGTAGCTGATTTTAAATCAATATCACGAATATCTTTTGCATCAGAATGGTCGTTTAAACCTCCGTGAAACCCTAATATTCTATATTCTTTTTTAGGCACTTCTTTTTACCTTTTCAAATGAGCGCATTCCCCCAAGACCGAGCATACCTAAAAGTACAGTAGTTAGTGTACCCATATCAAAGGTTGGTAATACAATTTCATTTCCAAAACTATATAAAATAAATGTTAGTAAAGGTTGTAAAATATAATGATATGCTAATGCTGTGGCACAAATCCAGCCCGTAAAGGGGCGCCAGCCCGCAACAAAAATGCTAGTATGACCAGCTTCTACTTTATTTACTTCCATTTGTGCTTTATTAATTTCAGAAATTAAATCAGCTTTTTCCTGTTTGTCTAAAGTAAATCTATCAACATTGTCTGCAACTTTGTCAATAATTTTACCTACTAAATCTAATCTAGGCATAATCTACATCCACATTCACAATTCATTAACCAATCTCCCTGCGTATATTATTTAATATTTCATCCTTAGTAAATTTCATACTTAAGTCTGCTTCAAATCGTTTTACTTCTTTACCATATTCAAATATGATAATAGTAGGCACTACTTTAATATCCCATTCTTTTTGGATTACAGCACCGATTTGTTTATTAGATAAATCAACATATCCAGTATAGCAACGTTCTAATTCTTCAATAGGTACTTTATTTTGCCAATTCCAAGTTGCATTAATTTCTATAACAGCACAAAATTCATTCTTCATCAATTGAATTTCTTCAAAAGAATCAAGATTAACTGATTGCGCCGATAAAGAAGACAAGGAAGCATATAAAGCAAAACCATACGACAAGAGTCGTAATATAATATTGTCTAACTTTTTCATCTTCTATTTTCCTCATTTGTTCATATCCAGTAGAGTTTTATTAATCATTTTAGTATCTTCTTTAATATCATCTACTTTTTCTTCAAGTTTCTCTACTTTCTCCTCAGTATTCATTATGCTATTACGAATCATCTGGTCTTTTAAATCATACTCTGTTCTAGATACTGGTGGTTCTGGCAACTCTTTTGCTTCTTGTATATCAGCTTGTAGAGAAAACCACATACCTACTAACATAAATATTGATACTGCTAGTGATATTAATGTTTCTATGCTCAAAGTAAATTTAGTTTTTTTATCTAATTCCATATTCAGTCCTGCTCCGATTTAGGTGTTTAAGTAGGGGAAAATAAATTCCCCCCCACTTTCTATTTGCCTTCTTTCTTGGCTGGAGGTACAACGCTAAACCCTTGTTGTAACAAGCTGTTTATATAGTTGTATGTTCCACGTAATTCAGCAATTTGCGCTTCAATTACCCTTAATTGTTCTTGTAAATTAATAGGTTCTTGAACTACTTCTTTTACTGTTTCATTTTCTTTAGCCATTTTTTCTCCTTATTTGCTATTAAAAATATATTCAAATTTATTGAATTATTAAATACTATCCAATTGATTTATGGTGGTGGTTCTCCTCCACCGTCATCGTGACCAAATCCTAACACTTCACTAATAGCATGTGGTGGATTTGCAGTTGCTGGTATAGCGTCAGGCATAGTATCACAAGGACCACCTAGTGAACCAAAAGTGTGAGTTATACTTCCACCACCTGCACCTGCAATTAATCCGCCAAGACTATATCCACTTGCACTAGCATTACAATCAGTTGCTTCTCTAATGTGTGCATAAATACCTACATTACTTAATGGTATGACTGGTAAAGCCATTATTATTCAGCGTCTCTAATTGCTATCATATCTGCAAGTTCTGCTTCACATAATGCTAAGTCAG